ATATGAATATTCATCAACAGCTCTATAGGTAAGTTTAGTAGATCTCTTTGCAAATTCAGCTACTAGAACATTAATAACATTTGGAATAATTGGATAAAACTTTAATTCTAATGCTGATTCATCTTCTCTAGTAAGTAAATCTACAATGTCCTTATATTCATTATTGTCTTCAACTATATAATCAGATCTATCAATTACTCCTTTTGCAAGTTTATAATTCTTCATTAATCTTCTTGCATTTCTTCTTATTTGTTTAAGACCATTCCATTCTAACCAGTCTACATTCCAAGCAGCCCATTCATCTGTTTTTTCATTTTTTGATAAAAACTGTAAAGGTTGAGTAATAGAACCAATTCTATTTTTTTCTACTTTAGCTCCTTTTTTTAATTGTAGTGCGTTATATACTTGCATGTCTTTTATTTAAAATTTTTAAATGCTGATCTTTTAATATATTGACCATTAACTTTATTTGCTCTTCCACCCATATGACGGAAAGGACTGCTATTTAATTTAAACAAATTTTCTGACTTTTGCAAGTTTTTAGCTGCATCATCCATAATAACTCTTTTAGCATATCCTTTATTTGCTTGTTGTATTCTCATAAAGGCAACCATTGCAGAAAATGCAACAAGTCTATCCACGTTTAAACCATCTGTGTAGGCATGCATTTCTTTAAGTAACATTATATCTGGGATCCTTTCTACACCATATGTAGTTTTTACTATAGTTCCATCAGGTTTAGTTACTGTATCTAATTCTTCTTTACAGTATTCTATGACATAACTTAGTAAATGATGTTTAAATAATACTCCTGTATTTCTCCAACCATACTCCTGGAAGACGTTAGCATTTGCACCTAAGTCTTTTAAGAACATAATTTGATTTTTGGGAACTAGATATCTTTGTCTTTTTCTAGATATCATATATAAAATAAATAAAGAAATATTATTCTCAATTACAGTCTGAGCATTATACCACTCTATTATCATTTCTAATCTTTCATGTGTTTGTTTGATATCATCAAATCTTCCACACCATGCTGCTACTATTTTATCTTGTTCAACATAAGTCTCTGTATCTGTGCCACTTACTTTAGTTACTTCAACTGGAGCTTTCATTACATAGATAGAACATAGTGAATCTGAGGTAGTTGTCTTTCCTTCTGCTACAGGGTCAATAGATGCATAATACTGACCATATACTGGATCTTGAATAGGTCTTTCCCATACAACTAAACATCCAGTTTTATCTTCAGTCTTTTTACTTATAGGAAATTCAGATATTGGTAACTTATTACTTATCTTAACTTTTACTTTTCCTACTTCATCTCTATATATATCTAGATATTCATAAGCATATTCTTTATCTTCTATTCTTCTTATTTGTGCAGTAACAAGATGTGATGGAAACTTAGATACCTTTCTATGTTTAAATGCTTCTGCTATATTTCTGGGATGCTGAGATATTTCTAATTGGTAATCTTCAGGGTCCATAGATTTCTTTATCTTCTCAAAATAATCATCTAATGCTTGTAATGCTTCTTCTACAAGTGAATTACCATAATCATCTATGTAAGGAGGCATTGACCATTGTTCAGGAATAAATAAACCTGACTTACCTAAAGTACCTTGCTCATCTATTAAATCTGTTTCTACAGAATATATATCATTAGCTTCTGGATCTAGAATCATTTTCTTTAATGGTTCACATTGATCTAAATCACCTACTGATCCTGCTGCAATAAATAATCCTGTAGTAATCATACCTGATTTAAGAGCTGGTTTAATATAACCATATGTTGTATTCATCTTAGGAGCAATTCCTGCCTCTTCATGGAAGAAGTATTTAACTGGTCCACCTACTCCATTTGTTGGATCTTTATCAAAAGACATTCCTTGTAATGTTCCTTTTAATCCTACCTCAGCTTTTCTATCTCCTTTTCTTACTTCAATCTTTTGTTGCCACATCATTACTTTATCTGGAGACATAGGTCTGTACCAAGCAGTGTGTTCATTTAAGAATGCAGCATATTCATTTAAAAATTTCCATGTACCTTTCTCATTAATATAATCTTTAAGACTGGCTCCCATTTTAAGTGTAACCCCAGCTTCAAACCATAACTGATTAATTAGTTTTCCTGCGTGAAAATAACTAGATGCGATCTGTCTTTTCTTTAATATAGCAGCATGTAAATAGAATAGTTCTGCAAGTACTTCATATAAGGCCATATGATATTGTGCATCTCTTATTTGAGCAAAGTCAAACTTCTGTTGTTCCTTATCAAAAATAGGTAAGAAGTTTAACCACATATAATAATCTCTGGTAAGATACCATATTTTATTATCTGATTTAACTAGTAAGCCTAGTCTGCATTTATTTTTCTGATCATTCCAGTAATTAACAAAGTCTCTAGATTTAAATGGTGCTGTGCAATATACTTTAGTTTCTCTAAATTTTCTAGACTCAGCAATAAATACTTCATTAGTTATTTCATTAAATTCATATTTTCCAGGTTCTCTAAATATAGAAAATAAAAAGTCTCTCCATTCATCTCTTGAATCAAAAGATGTTGTTGTCCATGTACCATTATCCCATGTAGGAATATCTTTATATATGTCATCCATAATTAACTATCATAGGCAAGACCTTGACCTCCGCGTACTTTACTAGATTGTTCTTCTTGTAAATCTTTATATACTCCTTTAAATGAAGCTCTAATCTGATCAAAGTTTTTAGCTGCAGCTACTATAGAATTTATATTACCATCTCTTCCATCTGTAATAGCTGTATTTTCCATATATCTTCCTAATCTATCTAACATGGATGCAATACCTTTATATGCTCTAGATGTTGGTGTCTCATACATTCTTTTACAAAATTCTAAAGCAGTATGTATATCATCATCTTCTAATGAAAAATCTCCATTTATTTCTTTCATAATTAAATACTCTTTATCTATATCAGGTGCATAAAAAAAAGGATTCATATCTGGATTAGGACAGGTCATATAAAACAAATACAAGTAAATCTTAAGATGTTCTTCTGGATAGTTATCCATAATATCTTTTAAAGCCTTTAGTGTATAGCAATGTTCTGTTGGTACAACAATACCATTTTGTACATCAAATAGTCTTACTAACATGTTATTTTTTTTTAATTGGGTTATCTTTCATATAGTTTATAATAGCAAGAACTTCATCATAAAGATAAGGTACTGGCATTAATGTAATATCATTTACTATAGGATCTCCATTATCTAAATATTTAGTTATTGGATATCCAAACTCATCTTTACCTTCTTCTTCAAATGATATATGTTGTATAAACATTTTACCGGGCATAAGTTTAGGATTATGCTTTAATATAATGTACATATAAATACTTAATTGTAAAGCATAATGATTGAAATTACAGTCATCTAATGAAGATATAGGAAAACTCATTTTATCTGATACACCTTCCCAGTTCTTATAGGACTCTTTTTTAATTTCTTTATTAGTCTTATAATCAATTATATTTACTCTATTATTAATTACTTCTACAAAATCTGATTGTCCACATATACCTGCAGATTTAAGATACATCATATGTTCAGGATATATACCTGAATCTAATTTTTGTGAAGGTGCTAATCTAATACCATTACTTTCTCCAGATGGAGGAAATACAGGAACTACTACTCCTTCTCTTTCCATAGATGCTAATCCACATATGTCAGATTCTCTTTGATTATGATAGAAAGTACCTAGAGTCATAGCTCTATCTGATTCAGCATTCCATATAGCTTCAATAGCAATTGGATCAATTCCAAACCATTTAGATCTTTTACTTTTAGTTACTTTAGCAGCTACTGTTTTAGCATCAAAAGGTTTTTTAAAATGAGATACTAGAGTAGTTACACTTACCCAATTAATTTTATCAGAATCATTTATACTCTTATAACTATGATCTGATGCTTGAAATACTATACTCATAATGCATCTAGTTTATCTTCTTCTTCTTCTGTAATAATTGCTTTCCATTTAGGACCATCTGGATGAGGACATTCTGATGATAATGATCTTGTTTTAAATGCTAATGAACAACCACATTCATTACAGCAAGGAGCAGTTCCTTTTACAGCACACTTTTTACCTTTGCTTGGGCATTCATTGCAGATGTCATGTCTAAGTCTAGATATCTCTTCTATAGTTTCATCTCTAATTATAGAATTTTTTATTCCTTCATATATTTGAGATTTATTTTGCCAAATAAGATTAAGTATATTTTTCATTTTTGTTTTTAATAAAATTAATTTTTTTGATTTGTTGTTCTAAAAGTTTTTTTTCAAGTTTAATTAAATTATCAAGTTTTGTTTCCATAGCTTTTTTATTATGATAAGCTTTAAAAGTAGATGTATCATGGTCATCTAGTATCTTTATAATTTTTTCTTTACTTTTTGAAACATAAACTGGTTTCACAAAAAAATGTCCTAAGCCATCTATATTTATTCTAGGATATTCTAAATTAGAAATTAATGTTCTAACATTTTGATAATAAAATTCTACTAAAACTTCTATCAATTCAGGCTTTATATTTAAAGTTTCTGAAACAATATTGTATATTATTTTAGGTTTTTTTGGATTCATCCCCTAAAAATTTATAATCTAATAATATTATTCCTTGTGTTTGTATCTTTAAATTTGGATTTAATTTAATTAATTTTTTATTTGATATATCTTTAATAATTAAATTATTCTTTTCAGATTTATTTAAAGAATTTCTTACAGTTTGTGAAGACTTAAAAATTGGTTCTTCTTCTGAAGATGCATCATAGCAAAAATTAGTTAATTCAATTGGCTCATTAAAACTTAATAAAGTTAAACAATCAAGATCTGAATTACTTAAAGTAATTTTATTAATATAACAATGAGTTAAAATTTGAAACTTAACAACCTCCCACTTAGACATTTTTACACGTTTTTGTACTTGGTTTACTAGTGCCATTGTTATTCTTTTTTAAGTTGTTTTTTTGTTTGTATAGGAGCTTTTTGTTGTGGCTGATTATCAGATTCAACAGTGTCATCTAATTCTTCTTGTTGATTCATCATCATAGCAAGATTATATTGAATATTAGTTCTCTTAAATCTTGATTCATCAATTTGTAAAAGAATATTTTCATATTCTAATTGAGCTTTTAAATAAGGTAATGACTCAGTATAAAACATAAGCATTTTTTCTTTTTGCTCATTAAGTTGTTCAGCACTTAATTCTTGTTCTTGTTGTTGATTTAAATTTTCCATAAGATATTTATTTAATTAGTTTAGACAAATATACATATAAAGTTTAAATAAAAAACATTTAAACAAAAAAAATCCAGATAAATTAACTTACCTGGATTCTTATGCTTAGAGAAGCTTTATCTATTTTTAATTGTAAAGTTTAATATTGTTACCATATAAAAGTCTCTAGAGATATCTATCTCTAATGTAAAGAAGTCTATAATACCTACTCTAAATCTTATAGCAAATTTATCCCATTGCTTTCTTGATGTGTTCCAGTTGTTTCTAAATTTCATAATTATAAGTTTTTTAACATTTCTATTACTCTTGGACAAGGATACATATCTGACTTGTCTTTTCTTACTGAGTTATGTGTAAAGATACCTTTATTTCCTTTTAGTGCATCTAAATCTATATCCCATATAGATTCATTATAATCTTTAGGTATATCATAAGTTTCACAAAGATATACTACTAATTGTCTTAATGATTCTATCTGAGCATCTGTATAAGTAAACCAATGTTTGTGACCTTTGTAAGGTTTTTCTAAGGTTGTCACATTGGAAGCATTAACTTCTCCTCCTACATAATTGTAGTACTTTTTATTTTTAAAAGTTAATGGTCCCCAGTTACAAACCTCAATACCTATACTTATAGGATCTAAAGATATGTAAGGAACTTTACTAGCTTTAAAAATACTTTCTTTTAAACCTAAATGGTATGCCCAGTCTTTAGAACTAAAGCATTGTACTATTGTACCGTTTGCTCCTATAATAAAAGCTGTTGCAACTCTCTCAGGTTTAGTATCAAAATACTTAGCTACAGATAGTGCATCTGGTCCACCAGCTGTATGGTGTAAATAGATCTGTTTCTTTTCATGTTTAACTTCTATGAACTGACCAGGTCTTAACCTATGTTGAACTATTTTACTTATATCTAATTTCATAATACATCATCTTTGGTTTCTTTATATGCACTTGTAACGGTTTTAATAGTCTTTCTTATTTTATTAAAACTATTTGAAACACTTGTAAGTATATTATTCTTTGATATATCAAACCAATTTTCATTTATTGAGGATACTTCCATAAGACAAAGTATTGCCAATAAAATGTTAGTACATAATGCAGGTGATATTACCAAAACTTGTAAATTAAAAACCTTTAACATTGCTCCTATAAATGGTGTTAATGCATAATAATCAATTGGAAATATAACTGCCACCATTATAAAGTAACCAGCTGTTTTATATAAATAACCAAGTCTTAATATTTTAGATTTAAAAATATCTTTATATTTTCTATTTGTTTCCTCAGCTATTTTTTTAATTGATATTAGTTTAACAATAGTATCTACTAAAATAACAAACATTAAAATTAATACAAGCATTTGTATAGGAGCAAAAAAAGATAGCATAGCACTAAAAAAGAAAATTATATTTGTTTTCATAACATTGGAACTTGTGATTTTAATACTCTATACACTATATACAAAATTATTAATATTAACCATATACCACCAAACCAAGCTAAAAAATTTATCCAACCTGGAATATACTTAATCTTTTCTGGTTTAAGTGTTTTGGTTATAGTATTGGTATGATATATATCATTACCCTTGATTGTTTTATAGATTGTCTCAACTTTGGCTTTTGTGTAGTACACATTGTTTTGAAGTTTAGTTTGTAAACTTACTAACTTACCATCCTTGTCTCTAAGGTCACCATTTAGTTTAGATATAACATTACCAAGAGAGTCACAATAAAGTGTGTCTAATAGCGTTATTGTTTCTCCAGGAATAGTTATGGTTGTGTCCTTAACTTGTATTACTGTTATGGTACTATCTTTCTGTACACATAATGGACAGTATTTAGCTAGTCTTTTTTCAAGAGAACAAGAAGATAAAACTACAAGTAAAATGATTAAGTATTTCATATACTAAATTTAATTATATACTCTAATTTCTATTGGTGTAGAATTTAATATATTATCATTAGAAGTAATAATATCAATAAAATCTAATGCTCCTCCATAATTTATTGCAAACTCTGGAGCACTACTTACAACTACTATTGGACAAAATGTTTTAGATGCTGGAAATGCACCAAGTAATTGAATTTGATAATTTCCTAAACCTATATATGCCCAAGTTACAGGTCCAATAGTATTTTCTAATACGGTTGCTGTTGGAGCATTATTTGCATTTTGTGATACCAAAGCAACATATGATTTATAAGGTACTTGTCCTGATATAGTTATTTGTGTGCTCATTTTAATACGTTTTAAATAATGTAAATAATTCAGAATAAATAGAATTTCCTGCATTATTAGTATTCCATTGAGCTGTAATAACAAGTGTACTAGCTATAGTAGTATCAAAAGTTGTGTTGTTTATTATACTAAAATTTACACCTTCAAAGTTAAGTCCTGAATTTTTAGTATATGCAAATAATCCTCCTGATGCTATTGAAGCTACAGTAACTGCTCCTAATTGTCTTATAGTAAAATTAACATCTAATTTCCAATGTTTACTAGTAGCAGCAGACATTGCCATTGCTCCTGTATCTGCTAGTAATATACCTGATGCAGTTTTTACTCTAATTTGTAAAGTAGCTGTACCTACACAAGATAAATGACCTATTAATGATCCACTAAAGCTATCTCCTACTTGAAATCCATTTGCAGGAATAGTAAGAGTTCCTAATCCTCCATCTAATAAACTACCCTCAACAGCAGTGGCTGTTACAGGTGTACTAGAACTAGTCTGAGTATACAGTCTATTTATAAACCCTGAAGGATTTAAAGAATATTTATCTATATTTATCTCAGTACCCATTACTTATGACATATAGGTAATTAAAAATTCAGTACCTGTTGCATCATAAGATACACCTGTTATAGTATTATTTACTCCTGGATCAAAATTAATTGTTACTCCTACTGGTAAAGTAATTCCGCTTACAGTTCCTGCTGCTGTTCCTATATTTGCTATAGAAAATCCATATGTACCATTATTAATTGAACCTGCAGCATTTGATAAAGATGTAACCATAGCACTTCTTTGCTGTGGTGGACAACAAACTCCATGATTTAAAGTATCAATGATACCTTGTAATCCTTTTAGCATTTGTAATTGCCACGGGAAGTTATTTCCTTTTTGACCGTATGTTTTTAAATCTCCTGCTGACATAGTTTCTTATTTAATTAATTATTATAAAGTGTACCTTAACTACATTATTTAATGCAGCATTTCCACCATTTGAAACAACAACTTTAAAAGTTCCAGCAGCAATATCTGAAACACCTAAAACAACAATACCTGTTGCAGCTTCATCATATTGAGCAGATACAATAATTCTAGATGTACTAGTTACATTAGAGTTATTTACTGTAAAATTTGTTTTAGCATTTGCTGCTAATGTTGAAGATACAGTAGTAATTACACCATTAAAAGTATTTAAAGTTACAGCTGTTGTAATAGAAGTCAATTGAGTTACAGTACCTGTATTATACAAAGATTGTAAAGGAGCTGCATTTACTGCAAGTGATAAATATGCATCATCTCTATTAGGATCTTTTGCACCTACTGCAAGTAAATTAGTTGTTTCTGCAGGAAGTATCTCCCTATAATTTCCGGCTTTAATCCAAGAAATAAAATTTAGAATATCCATGATTTATTATTTTTTAAATTATTATATGTTATATAATGGAATCTTATAATCTGTTCCATTAATTTTAACTGTTAGAAATTTAGCCAATGCCGGTAAAGCAGATCCACCAACAAAAGTATTTGCTGTTGTTGCAAATCCTGTTGCACTTCCTGTTGCTCCTACATAGTTAGTTGAACTACCAACTACAAGTTGATTACTTCCAGTACCTGTTGCATTATTTCCAAGAATTATTGAACTAGTTGTACCAGTAGTTGCTGTTGAATTATAACCTACAACTACAGTAGAATTTGTTGCAGCTGTACCACTAAAAGAATAAGCTCCAATTACTGTATTTTCTACACCTGTAGTATTATTAACCATACTATTCGCACCAATAGCTGTATTACTAAATCCTGTTGTATTTAAAAAAAATGCACCAGAACCAATACCTGTATTAGAATATCCACTAATATTACTAAGTAAACAAGCTCTACCTACAGCTGTATTGTCTTGTCCTGCATTTTGTGTTAATGTTAAAGAACCTATTGCTGTATTATTAACTGCAGAAATATTTGAAGCTAAAGCATTATTACCAAAAGCTGTATTCTCATTACCTGTAGTATTACTACCTAAAGCATTATTACCAAAAGCTGAATTTTGTGAACCTATAGTATTAAAACCTAAAGCATTATAACCAAAAGTTGAATTTTGTATACCTGCAGTATTATTACCTAAAGCAAACTGTCCAAAACTAGTATTTGATGTAACATTACCTTTACCATTATTCCACACAGTAAGATTTGGACCATTTATTTCAACCCAATAAGGTAATCCTGATCCAGATGGTCCCGGAACTCCTTGAATACCTTGTGGTCCTTGTGAACCAGGAGAACCTTGAGAAGCAAGTAATGCCCAATTTAATGGATCAATATCTGGTGTAGTTCCAGATGGTCCTACATTGGCAATACAAAACCATGATGCTCCACCATAACCTACTGCATCATCAATTACATATGTTCCTAATGCAGACCAAGCTCCTTGCCAATTAAGACCAGCAGGACCTACCGGTCCTGGAACACCTTGAGGACCTATTGGACCTTGTGAACCACCAGGAATTACAGTTGCAATTTGATTAATAAAATTTTGTGCAGTTATTGCACCAGCAAGATACTCATCATCTCTTCTGCCATCTTTAAGGCCAACTGGTATTAATGTTTGTGAAGGAGCAACTGTAGTTACTATACGTTTTCCTTTGATCCAAGAAATAAAATTTAATATGTCCATGATTGTTTTTTTATAAGTTTATATGTATAATATACTAAAAATTATTCAGATAACAAAACTATTATTAATTCATTTATAGTTTTATAACTAATATTGTTTACAGTAACAGTAGTATCTATAAAAATAATTCCATTACTAGTTGATATGTGAGCTTGTGTTTCATGAATTATTTCAAATATACCATC